GTTCTCCTTCTACAAAATCCTGCGACATCACGTTGCCTGATACATTAACAGTAACACCTGCCGAGCCAGTTTGATTAATTCTATTCATAGTTTCTATACCTACAGACTCAACTGCATTTCTACTCATTACAAACTCGCCATTTTGAGCAAGAATAGGTACATTATCCTCACCTTGAACAACTCCACCTGTAGCAAACTTTTGAACCTTGTTGTCTTTTATTAAGCCACCTGTATGAGCAGTATTTAAACCTAATGCAAATGCAAATGGATTTATACCTTTTAAACCTGCCGCAGCTGCAGCTCCAGGAAAAATAGCAGTAAGCAAAGCAAAAGCACCTGCCTTAGCCAATATTTGTGCTGCAATTCTTTTTAACGCTTTTTCTATTTGTCTTCCCATATGATCACCATTTAAAGCTGCGTCTGCCAATGCACTTGAAATAGAGTCTATGGAACTTGCTAATAACTTTGTTCTAATAGTTTCTTCTATTAAACTCTCACTTCTTTTTTTATCCAATTCTAATTGTTTATTATCAATTTCTAATTGTAATTTTTTAGCTTCATTAGTATTTCCAAGAGCATCTGCTTGTTTTTGCATTATTTCAATTTCAGCTTCTAAAAATCCTAATTCATTACCAAAATTATCTTTTCTTGCTTGTAATAGTTCAATTTCTTGTAATAGTTTTCGATTTGCTTCATTTTTTGCTTTGTTATTTTTCTCTATTGCTTCTGCTTCTAAATTTGCTTTTTCTGTTGAATCTTCTTTAAATTTTGCTAACTGTTTTTCTTCATTCAATAAAGCGTGTAGAGCTTCCTTATCTTCTAAAAGTGAATCTTTTAATTTTTTAGAACTTTCTTCTGTTACTACTAAAGTACCACTAAGTCCTGACATAGCAATCATTAGTTTTGTAAAAAATCCTGTGCTTTCATCTAAAACTTTATTTTGTATATCTAAAGTTGTTGATTGATCGTTTATACTATCGGTAAGTTTTTGGACTTTTTCATCTTCTGTAATAGTGAGCATCTCTGTAACTGCATTTACTAGTGTAGTCATTTTTGTTGCAGCACTAGATAATACAGGATCTAAAGATTTTCCGATTGCGATTGCCAATTCATCAGTAGAACTTGATAATTGATCAAATTTATCCTGCGTAGTTAATGTTTCTTCAGGTAAAGATTGTAACTTTTGTCGTGCAGATTCTAAAGTAGCATTAAAAAATGCTTGTTTTTTTTCTGCATCAGATAAATTACTTACAGATTTTCCTATTTCTTTGGCATATGATTGATATGCCTCATCTGACTTAACTATAATACCAATATTATCAAGCATTAATCTTGATTGACGACCAATACCAGTAATTAAAGATTCAACCGAAGATGCAGTATCTCTACCTAACGCCCTACCTAAACGCTGCGCCATATCAAACATTTCAGCCATTTCATCAGAATTTTTAGTTACTCCTAATATCATAGCGTTATTTGCTTGTTGAAACAAATCAAAACTAGACATTGTTCCGTTTGTTGCTTGTCTTAATTTTTGTAATGATACGTCTGCATTAGAAACTCCTCCGCTTAATTCATTAAAAGCAGTTTCCATATTTTTTACTCTAGCAGCTTCTTGAGCAAATCTTACAAGCTGAGTAATTCCTAATCCCATCGCAAAGTTTACTAACAACAACTTTGATCTCATTGTTGCAAAAGCATTTCCTAGTAAAGTTGCGCTTTTTCTATTTCTATCAAAAGATGTGCCCAAAAGACCGCCTTGTTGTCTTAATTTATTTGTTTCACCTTTTAATTTTTTAGTTGCTAAGTCTAAATTTTCTAAAGCTATTTCTAATTTTTTATTACCTTTAGCTTGAAATTTAATTATTATGCTTTGTTCTGGCATCCTCTATCTTATCCTTGTTCAATTTTGCTAATGCACTCTTTATTATAAATGCTTTTTCTATCCATAGAATTGGTTGTTCACCATAACTACCTGAATATGGCTGAGTATTAAAATCTTGGCAGTAGATGTATCTTTGTATATCTTTTTGATTCTCTGAAGAATGAAATAAGTTTTTGCAAGTAAAAAAGGGTAGCTGAGCATTAACAGACTTACCAACATCAAAGCTCTTACCCTCACTATTAAACTTTTTCACCTCCTCTACTAATAAATCTACTACTGTCCATACATCATCCATACACTCAAACTGTCGTGGCTTTGCACCACTTATAGGTGGCGTAGCTATGTAAGGAAACTCATGATACTGACAACCCTCGCACCAACTTTCATTAAGAATGTTAAGAGTTAGCTTGAGGGATTCTCTTCCCCCAATAACATATTTCCTTGTATAGCTTTGAATATTTCAACCCTATCATCAAAAGACATAGCCATTAATGTCTTATCAGATGTGTCGCCATCTATACCTGTTCTTAGATATTTGGTGAGAGTAGAGTGCATCATTTTGACTTCCTTTATCTCACCATTATCCATCACATATTGTGTATTATCTAGTAAGTAATCTCTATCATCTAAAGTTAATTCTTTTAACTTTATTTTATTACCATTTTTAAGTTTAATTTCTTTCATTATTATCCTTTATTATTAACAAGCTATTTCAAATAGTGGATCACCACTTGTTATACCTGCGCCTACTGCTTTAACTGACACATCTAATGCCATCATATCACCCTCAGAAAAAGCAACATTTGTTAAAACAGAACCTGCAAATTTAAATTCAAATTCACCATCAGATGGTGTAGTATCTGTAGACATTAATGTTTGACCTATAGATGCACCTGTTGTTTGATCGTGAAAGTTTTGAAATAACACATCTGTGTTATCATCATACTTAACATTAAAGTCAGCATTTGCATTAATTTCTCCTACTCTTGAAACTGATTCATATCCAGTAGAAGTTATACCTGCAAAAACCAAGTCATTTTCTACGTTTAATGTAAATGTATTAACTAAAACATCACTTTGATTTGCTAAAACTCTATAATCTGAAACCCAGTTACTCATAAAGTAATTATTAGAGCTTATAGGAGTATCTATTGTTATATCACTTTGATTTAAAGTTGGTAAACTTCCAGTCTTAAATGTTGCTGTAAATTTAATTCTACCACCCTCTGTTCCTGCATCGCCATTAAGTGATATAGAGCTACAAAAACAATCTTTAAAAGCCAAAGCGTGTCCAGAAGCAGGACTTTTATAACATATAGATAATATTTGATTAGCTGTTTGATTTTCAGTTCCAGTTGTAAAGTTTTGTGAACCTGAATTATTAGCTAACAAATAAGGTGATGTATCGCCTTGTGTAATGTTTCCTAAGATTAAGTCTAAAACTTCAGTAGTTGCTGTACCGCTTACTGATATTTCTATTACTTTTGCTTTATTGTCTTGAAAGAAATCTGTAGCTTGTAATACTCTACTACCAGTTCTATGATCTAAAGTTTGATTAATATTTAACGAAGGACTCCCTACAGAATCCACATCTACAGCTACCCAAGAAGTTGAACTTCCTCCTGAGTCAGCATTTAAAGTTCCAAAATCATCTTGTTCTGCAATTAAAAACGAAAACTCTTTCGGACTATAGGCTTTTGAATTTACAGCCATCTTTCTTCTCCTTTATTACGCAGCATTACCAAGATGCTGTCCTTTCCATTCCCATTCTACAACATATGCTTCTTCATCTTCAT